GAAGATGCCTTCCACGCCCTGCGAAATTTCATCGACGAGAGGACTGGCTACGAGTCGCGCCCGATCGAGCCGAAAGACGAACTCGCTGGGCTGTACTCAGAGTTTATCGAGCGCAGTAAGGCGCTTGAGCGAATTGGCGAGCGGATCGCGCGCATGCAGATGCGCGATCCCCTCAAGGTTGCGAAGTGACCCACTCCGTTCAGTCCTCGGCCGGCTCTGCGGCCTTGTTGTCTCTATCAACCGACTATGCGCCGGCTTCGATCCGAGCGCAACGGGACACGCATCACAATTCTGGACTGTTGGGTTACACGTGGCAATTGAAGCTGAACGCGGGCAAAACAACTCTCCACTATCACGCTGAACCCACGGTATTTAAAGGCTTTCGGTCTCGCTTAGGAAGCTGAACGAATGACCTACCTTCGTTCCCCCGCCGGCGATTGCTTCTACTGTAGCGAGCCCTACGCTGCTCACGATTCCTGCACCGACGCATGTCCCGAGCGACACCCGCGCGCTTCTCTACTCCCTCAGCGCGACGGGCATTTGACCGGCGGCTCCGAGTCGCCGGTCCTTTCTCGCTACGACACGTGCTTGGAAGTCACCATCGAGTGCATGCGCGAGGCGTTCATCGAGGCCGAGACGCCGGATCTTCGGCGCGGCGCCTACTACGAATTCTGCCGCCTGGAGCGGCTGCGCCGGCCGGGAGCGCTTCCGATCAAGCGCAAGGAGGCTGCGTGAGCATCCAGCAGGCGTTTGCCGATGCCGCGCCGTACCTGCGCGAGTTTGAGAGTTCGCTTCGTGGCGGTCGACTCGTGATCTGCGGTCAGTGCTCTCGATTCACCTTCGCTGGCCGACCGGCTGATCTTGGTCACTGCGGGCAGTTCACGGTTGAGGCATGGCCGTTCGTGCCGTTCGCGTGTGAATCATTCGAGCGGCGACAGAGAAAAACAGCATGAAATTCCAGACGATCACTCTTCCCGTCAAATCGCTCGAAGTCTGCGCCCGCACTCGCGTGCGCAAGCAAACGCCCCACGCCGGAAGCGACATCGTCTTGGAATATGCCGAAGCCTACCGCAACGGGCTCATCCTAGAGCCGCTCGATGTGTTCCGCGAGAAGGGCACCGAGAGATATATCGTCGCCGACGGTGAACACCGGCTGCTGGCTCTACTGCGAGAGAAGATCGCCAAAGTCGAATGTCGCCTTTACGAAGGAGACGAGATCGACGCTCTGGAATTCGCAATTCGCTGCAATCAGAAGCATGGACTGCGTCGCACGAAAGCCGACATCTATCACGCGTTCGTGCGTATTCAGGAGACGCCACGGCTCGCGCAGAAGTACCGCACCGACGCCGAGCTTTCTGACCAACTTGGCATCTCGACCCGTACCGTACAGAGTTACCGCGCCGACTGGCGAGACAGCCCTGGTGGCGGCAAGCGTGTCCAGGAGAAGAAGAGGGCTGCTCAGGAAAGGGCGAAGAAAAACACGCCCAAGTCCCTAAAGGATCAGGAGGAGACCATGAAACCTTCATGGTCCCAAGATACTGAAACGCCGAAAGAAAATCTTCCGGAGACTCGCAAATCAGAGACCTCGTCGAAGCGCAATGAGCCGCCGAAAGAGAGCGCTGATGCGCCGACGAAGCCGACAGCTCCATCGTGGACGGACGAAGACGAGGCGAGCTATCGGGCGCTGCGCGACGATTGGAAGTCGGCGACCCCAGCAGCTCGGAAGCGGTTCCAAGCGGAGATGCTGTGACGTTCGATTTACGAACCTATCAGCGCCAGGCGATGGATCTCGCCTATCAGCGCGTTGCCGAGCAGCATCGCCCGATCATCTGCGCGCCGACAGGATCCGGTAAGACCGTGATCGCCGGTCACATGGCAAAGGAAGCCATGGACGGCGGCAAGCGCGTGCTTTGGATGACGGGTCGCGAGGAAATCCTGCGTCAGACGTTCGCCACGTTCAACGACATCTGCGGTATCGGCAACGTTGGCATCCTCATGCGCGATGAAAAGCCATGGTGGTTCTATCCTCCCGTGACGGTCGCGAGCTGGGACACACTCAAGGCTCGCTGGGACAAGGCCGACCTCTGGCAGATCCCAGCTGACGTTGTGCTCATCGATGAGTGCCATCTTTCACTCAGCGAGAAGATGAGCGCGACGATCATGCCACATTACCAGAACAAGATGGTTGTGGGCCTGACGGCTACGCCAGCGCGGCGAAGCGGGCGCGGACTCGGAAGTTATTTCACGCGCATCGTTCAGGTTCGTTCGGTCCAGCAGCTCATTGATGAGAAATTCCTGGCCCCGTGTGAATATTGGGCCGGGTCTCATGTCGATGTCTCGCGCCTGAAGACGGATCGAAAGACCAATGATTTTCAGGAAAATGAACTCGCGGAAGAGGCGCTTGACGGGAAGCTGATTGGCGATGTCCTTGATAACTGGATGCGGCTCTCGAAGGATCGTCATACGATTATCTTCGCGGTCAACATCGCGCACGCGCAGGCACTCACCGAGAGATTCCAAGCCGCAAACGTGAGCGCGGATGTCATCCATTCGAAGATGGCGCACGAGACGCGCTCGCAAATCACCAAGCAATTCCGAGAGCAGCGCATCCAAGTGCTCGTCAACGTTGGCATCGCTACTTATGGCTTCGACTGCCCTACTATCTCGTGTGTCGTCCTTGCGCGTTCGACGAAATCGATCGTACTTCACCATCAGATGATTGGCCGAGGACTGCGGCCTAAACCGGACGGCGGCTATTGCATGATTCTGGATCATGCGGACAACGTGCGACGCCTTGGCTGCATCGAGGACGAGATCCGCTGGCGCCTGGGAGAAGAGAAGGAAGCGGCCGTCAACACGACGCGAGACGGAGACCCATCCCGCCAGAAGGCGCCACAAGCGCCCCCGACGGCATGCGGACAGTGTCAGTACGTTTTCTCTCGGTCTCGCGTGTGTCCGAAATGCGGATGGGAGAAGCCAGCCGCGTCGCATGACATCGAAACCATGCAGGCGGATCTCGTGAAAGTGCGTAATGCCCGGGAAGAATTGAAGCTGGAACAGCAAGACAAGCATGCATGGTTCCTGATGGCTCGCGGATGGTGCGAGGAGCACGGCAAGAAGCCCGGCATGGCGTACTACCGATTCAAGGACAAATTCGGCGAAGAGCCGCCGCGAAACTGGAACACGCTACCGCCTCTGCCGGCTGACGGCCGCGTAGCGGCGTATATGCAAGCGGGTCTGATTCGCTTCGCGAAGTCGCGCCGCAAAACCGCAGAGGCGCGTCCGTGACGGTCCTTGAGTTCGGTCGCAATGTTATCTGTGAGGCGTGCGGCCGTGTGTTCTTTGAGAGATTTGTTGCCGCCCCACATTGTTGTCCAAAATGTGAAGAGATCGCCGAAGCGGGAATGCTCGCTGAGATCGAAGCTGAGGCGCGCTCTAACGGCTTTGAATCATTCGATGCGTGGGCAGCAGCTGGATATCCGACGAAGGCCGCAAATGCCTAGGCTCGGACCTCTCGCGAACCCCGAAAACTGGCGTATAGACGACAGCGGGCACATGTTGGTTCACCGCGTGAAGCTCAAGGAGGGCTCATCGGTCTATACGCTCTATGAGATTCGCAGGGTGACATGGGCGACGTCTGTCAAAGGATGCCTTGCGGCGCTGACGAGGTGGTTGCGGGAACGCGAACCGTCCACAGGGCCGCCGGAGAAGGTCACAGCGGATGTGGCTACGCGTCGGGGGTTAAAACTGCAACCCGAGCGACGCGCGGCGAATACCGGTACTCGGGACAGCGCATGAAACACCGGACAAATCGGCGGGTTGAAAGGGCAGCACCGATTGCGCGAAAGGCTACCCAACGTCATGCAAGGCTCCGCCCCGGCATGATGCAACGGGACCTAACAGGGGTTCCGTCTGCCCACCACCCCGGCATTGCAGCAAGAAGAGCGACTCTGGTTCCTACTCTGAAGTGACTACGAAGTGAGTTACGTGAATTCAGGGCTCTCACAATCCGAATGGTGGCCATATCCCATCCGCTACGCATGGGCTGCAACCCGTGGCCTTCCGATTCCAGCGCCACCAAAAGCGCCTGACGATCCGCTCGGACACGCGCCCGCATGGCCGCAGGAGCATCTCGACATCCTCCAAGCCGAATACGCGAATTATCGGGCGGTCGGCCAGACGCGCCAGCTCGCGATTCGATTGGGCAGAAGCGAGGCGAGCCTGCGCAAGATGGCGAGCAAGCTCGGGTTAGCGCGGAGAAGGGCCGCATCCACATGACGATACGTCTCGTTCTAGAGATCGATGAGCCGACACCGAGCAGGAATCGCACGCACGGGGCGCATTGGAGCCGAAATCATGCGATGCGAAAACGCTGGGCGTGGCTCGTGCGCGGGGCGCTCTGTGAGGCTCGCAGAGCCGCTGAGCGAGGGGACCCCCTACTCACCCTAGGGTTATGGCCCCTCAAACACGCCACGGTACGCGTGGTGCGGCATGGACCTCGTTTGCTCGATCCCGACAATGCTACGGCGGGACTGAAGTGGTTGCTAGACCAGCTCGTGACTGAGCGCGTTCTGACAGACGACAAGCCTGCGCATCTCACCCTTGCGCCGGTGGAGCAGTACTTGAGCAAACCATATCGGACTATTGTCGTGGTGGAGTCCTGATGTTTCCTCCCAAACTCACCGTTGCAATGAAAGAGCGCATCCGAGAAGTCGGCCGCAAGCGCGAAGAGGCAAAATCTCTAGCCGAGCGTGCCGAGGAATTACTGCGGGAGTTGCCCACTACGAAACAGCTTTCGCAAGAAGCTGGAGTATGTATACGGCGTGTGCAGGAAATTATCGCGAGTGTTCGCAAATTGCCTAAACGCGAATGTTCCACGGGGAACACTGAGCGTACAATTCCAACATGAGCAACGCGGCGCCACTTGGAATTCGCGACTGCAATCCTTGGAATTTGCAATCGAGCCATATCGAGTGGCTCGGTGAACTTCCGACGCAAGGCGCTACCGGAGAGCTTGTCTTTGACGCCATGGTGGACGGCATTCGTGCGGGCGTGAGGCTCTGTTACTCCTACCAAGCGGAGGGGTACAACACTCCGACGAAATTCGTGATGCGGTTTGCACCCGCTTCGGCGGGGAATCCTACGACCAATTACATCCAGAACGTATGCAAGTGGACCGGATTCGCGTTTGACGCCGCGCTTGATTTTCATGATCCGAAGGTCTTGCGACCCTGGGCGCGGGCGATCTGGCGACAGGAGCAGGGAGCGTGGGCTTCTCAAGCCATTACCGACGATGAATTAACCGCTGGAATAGAGGCCGCGAAAGTCCCATCGTGAATACCGTTCTTGATGAGCCGCCGATGAGCTTAAAGGCGTGGTACGTCTACTTTTGGCAAAGGCGCACCACGGTCGCTGGTTATGCCATTTCCCTCATCGGCGCGCTTGCCACCGCAGGGCATGCTCCCGCTTGGGTTGCCGACCTCATACTCATCGTGAGCGGCGGAGGGGTGGCCGGCATCGGGCATTTGAACAATTCCCTTCTCAAACGTCAGTCTCAAGAGGCTGAAAAGGCAAATCCATGAGCACCACCGTCATTACTGATCTGCAGCAGCTCGAACAGATCCTGAAGCAGGACCTGCTGCAGACCGCCGGCACGCCCGTCCTCACCTTCTTGCAGTCCATGCAGACCATCGCCGCGAAGCTGGCCAGCATCGCGCAGCCTTCGGCCGCCGACATCGCCGTCGCCCAGGCGAACTCGGCTGCGGCGTGGGTCGTCCTGCAGGCAGGGATCCTCGGCTCGCTGCCCAATCTCGGCGCGCAGCTCGTCCTCGCGTTGATCGAGTTCGCGCAGAGCAAAGTACAAGCATTCCTGGCTGCGCCGGCGGCCGCCGCGAAGTAGTGAGCATGCGGTTCAAGCGAGGGCGCCTCCCCGCGCTTCATACGCGCCGCACGATGCGGCTTGCGCTGGCCATGCATCAGACACTTGCCCCCCTCGGGGTGCCTCCGAAGGTTAGCGACGATTACGTATCAGCCGTATTCAGGCAGCTGAATCCATCGAATCAACCGCTAGGCGGCCCGTGGGGGATGTTCCTCAACGGGCCAGACGGTAACTCCGATGACCCTGTGATTGGTGACTGCACGGCCGCAGATTCCGCCCACCAGGTCATGCTGCATTCAGCCAACGGCGGCTCCATCGTGGTGCCGCCCACCGCAGATGTGGCGGCCTTCTATTCCGCAACGAGCGGCTGGGATCCGAAGAATTCCGAAGCGACCGACCAGGGCGCGCTTGAGGCGAAGGTCTGCGCCTATCTCATGAAAGCCGGTCTCGCCGGCATCAAGAGCGCTGCCACCTATCCGATCGATCCGACGAACATTGCGCACCTGAAGTGGGTAGTGCAGATCTTCGGCGCAGTGCGCTTGGGCATTCTGGTCAATGAGGAATCTGAGCAGCTCTTCTCACGCCTAGAGCCGTGGACGGCGCCCCCAGATCAGAACGATCCCACCACCGGTGGGCACGACGCTCCGGGCGTGTTTTACGATGAGAAATACCTCTACGTTGTGACATGGGGCGGTGGTCGGCAGCCCAAGGGCCTACAGCCCGTGGCGTGGGAGCTCGTGGCCGACTGTGGCTTCCTGCTCGAAGCTCATGTCGATGTGTTCCCAGATTTCATCCGCGCTGGAGGTACCGCGCCGAGCGGGTTTGATCTTGCGGGCATGCTCGCTCTAGCGCAGCAGATCGAGATGCAGGAGGCAGCATGACTTACCCTCCTGGTCTTACGGTCGGCTACGTTGCAAGCGGCGAGCCACTCTCCCGGCTCATCGAATGGCGTAGTGCGGGGGGCCCATCACACGCGACCACACTCGTAGCGCCAGGATGGGTGATCGACGCGCGCTTCTGGGGAGGGGTGCAGGAACGCCCAGTTTCGTACCTCGCTGGTTCAACGGTCAGATGGCTGCGCGTACCCGCTTCGCCCGCTCAGGTGCAGGGCGTCATCGCGTTCCTCAAGGAGCAAATCGGCAAACCGTACGACTGGCGCGATATTGTCGGTTTCGCAATCCCCCAGGCCTTCACTCGTGACTGGGATGACGGCCGTGCCTGGATCTGCAGTGAGCTTCAAGCTGCCGCCGAGGAGAGCCAAGGGATTATCACCACTTCTATGAGCGCGTCTCGCATTGCCCCAAACGATGCGATGCTGCTGAACGAAGGCCGTGGCGTGGTCGAACTTCCGGGACCGATTTTCCAATGAGCGAGATCGTCGATATCGCCGATTTCCGCCAGAAGCGGCCCGAGTACGTCTTTGAGTGCAAATGTGGCAGCCAGCATTTCTACTTGCAGGTCGATGGGGTGATCGAGTGCCGTAGCTGTAAGCTCATCATCGAACGGATCGAATGGATGTACCGAGAGAAGCCTCAGGAGTGCTGAGGAATGCCGCCGCGCATCGGCGCGGGCGGTAGCCGGACACTCGCTTGAGGAGGCGCAGTTAGCCCTTTGCCAAGCGTATGATGATCTACTTCGGCATGGCGTCGATGGTCGCGGACTTCGATGCGTGCTACTGCGACCTGGCTACGGAGACAATATCCAGCAGATCCGCCGGCAAGTGCGCGAATACGCAACCATGATGCTAAGCGAGAACGTCCAGCTCATCACCGGGGACCAAGAATGACGACGCCTCAGAACTCGCCGCATACTGAAACCTGCGGCGGATGCTCGCAGTGCTTGAGGCCGCAATTAGATATCACAGTGCAAATTCCGAAGCTGTGACGCGCTAGGGCAAATGCAGTGAGAAGCTACGATCCACAGGCGCGGTTTAATCGCTTCGTATCGGGCGCTGGCGCCATCCGCGCTCTTGAAGCTCTCGCGCGCGTATACGCGCGGCTCACCAGTGCGTCAATCGAGCGCAACAGTCTGAGAATGGGCGAGAGTCGAGAGTTTGCCGAAGTGGGACGCCGACGCATCTAAGATGTTGATTTGACGATGAGAATGGGTCAAATCAAATATCGCTTTTCTTAATGGTTATTATGCGTAGTTCGCGGTGGAGCGAATCATGCGGTAGCGAGAGAGCGGTGGGACGGAGGGTATGACCGAATCGATTCACGCTCACATGGCTATCGTTTCACCCGCTACATAGCCAGGTTTTTGAACCCCTCCTAGCCCCCCTTTTGGGGGATCGGAGGACCCAAGACCGGTGCTCAGTGCCCCATGACGATACACGCCCAAAATTCAGGGGCGCTGTTAGTCTAACGTGTTAGTCTAACGCCCATGAATCCACCCAAATGCCGACTCTGCAAGAAGGAACACTACGGACGATGCGTTGATTTTGAATCGGAGCCAGAGGCGGTTGTGGTTCCAAGGTCGAGTCTCGCTACAGCGCACAAGAAACGCGCGACTCGCGGGACCTTCGACCGGACCGCCTACCAGCGAGAGTACATGCGGCGTCGGCGAGCGAAGGCTTTACGTTGAGGTAGTATTCGGCCATGGCAGGACATCCCCGTAAGCGAGCCCGAGAGCTAGCCGAGCGCATGCGGCTGGAGGAGTTGAACGGCGATTGGATGATCCGGCCGCCGCCGAATCTGACCGATCCGCCGAAGGAACCGACTGCCAAGGATTTGACCGCCGATTGGTGGCGGCGGCAGGTAAAGGACTTGGAGCGGGTGGCTAGGGAACGCGGGGATGGGATTGAGACTGGGAACGATGCCGTGCTTGAGAGTCAGGCGCGGGTATTCGGGGCCATGGGTGTACCGACGGATGTCGCGGCGGCGTTGATGGGGATGAGTGAGGGACAGTTCGCGGCGCAGTATGCGGAGGCTTATGGAGTGGGGTCGGCGGCGATGATTGCGCAGGTGTCGGCGAACTTCCTTCGGATTGCGACCGAGGGGAGTGACCGATACGCGGTAAAGGCGTGCATTGAGATCATGAACCGCCGTGGAGGAGAGCCCTGGAGACCTCCGGCGCAGAAGATCGAGGTCACCCGTCCTGGTCCTAAGGCCAATCTCATCGATAGCAGCCGGTTGAGCTATGAGGACCGGATGGCGCTGCGTGGGATATTGGAACGGGCCGTAAATGGTCCCGAGACTCCTGCGCTTCCTGAGACTTGATGGCCTTCGACCCTGAAACCTTTGATCCTAGGTCTGTCAACGCGCAGGCGCAGCTGCTTGACCTTGATCGGGCTGACCAGCAAGAGAGCCTTTACGAATTTTTCAAAGCCGCCTGGTTCATCATCGATCCGGCGCCTTGGGTCGATGGCTGGTGTATCGATGCGATCTGTGAGCACTTGCAAGCCGTGGCGGACGGGCAGATACGAAATCTCCTGATTAACATCAGCCCGCGCTGCTCAAAGTCCAATCTCTGCTCTGTGGCGTTTCCTGCGTGGGTGTGGGCCCAGCCGAATATTGGACCGATCAGCGGGCCGCAGGTGTCGTTTCTGCACACTTCGTATTCAAATCAGTTGGTGCTCAGGGACTCAGTGAAGCGGCGACGGCTGATCGAATCGAACTGGTATCAGGCGAGGTGGGGTGACCGATTCAAACTGCTGGCGGATCAGAATACCAAGAGCCGCTTTCAGAACGATAAGGGAGGGGAGAGCCTGATCACCTCGGTAGAGGGAGCGACGACAGGTGAGGGGGCTATGTGCATCGTCAACGACGACCCAAATAGCGTCGATGATGTCGATTCCCAGGCGTCGATTCAGGCTGTCATTGACTGGTGGGATGGGGTGATGCCGACGCGCCTCAATAACCAAAACACGGGCGCGCGCATTGGGATTCAGCAGCGCACCTTTGAGAATGACTGGACGGGGCACATCCTCGAGACGGAACTGGAGGATTGGGTACACCTCATGATTCCCATGAGATATGAGCCGGAGCGCTCCTATCCGACTCTGATCGGGTGGAAGGACCCGCGCACGAAACCCGGCGAGTTGATGTGGCCGGAAAGGTTCGATGAGCAAGCGACCGCTCGGTTAGAGAAGAGGCTCGGTCCATTTAGGGCTGCCGGGCAGTTACAACAGCGCCCAGAGCCCAAGGGCGGCGGCCTCATCAAGCGGGAGTGGTGGAAGCTTTGGGAGGCACAGAACTGGCCGCCCATGGACTATGTCCTAGCATGGCTTGATACCGCGTATACCGAAGATGTCATGAACGACCCCTCCGGCATGATCGTCTGGGGGATTTACTCCGGAGACGTCAGTGCTTCGACGACTAGACTCGTGGGTCCCGATGGAGAGCCGATCCGTCACGCTTCGACGTATTCGGAGTTTGCCCCGCGGGTCATGTGCATGTACGGGTGGACCGAACGCCTTGAGTTACATGAGCTCGTGAAGAAGAGCGCGGAAGTCTGCGCCAAGATGAAGGTCGACACGTTGGTAATCGAGAATAAGGCCTCAGGAATTAGCGTCGCCCAAGAACTGCGGCGTCTCTACAGCCGGGAGCGCTTTTCGGTCCAGTTATCTGATCCGGGGCGCCAGGACAAAGTGGCGAGACTCATCAGCGTGCAGCATATATTCGCGGAGGGGATGGTCTACGGTCCTGACCGTCCGTGGATGGAGAAGATCATCAGCCAGGTCGGACAGTTTCCGAAAGGCAAGCACGATGAATTTGCCGACTGCACCTCAGGTGCACTCAAGAAACTGCGCGACATGGGCCTGCTTGTCCGCCAGCCCGAGCGGGAAGCAGAGCTTGAGGCCGACCGGCAATATCGCGGGCGAGAAGAGCCGCTCTATGCGGTCTAGGGAGGAGGCGTGGTTTACTTTTTCCTGATTCTGATCTGGCTCGCTGTTGTCATCTGGGCGCCTTTCTGGCTGAAGCTGATTGCGTGGATTCTCGCGGCGTGGGAAGTCTCGGCGCGCATTAAGGGTGCCATCCTCATTCGCCGAGCGCGCAAGCTCGCAGAGGCCAAGCTGCGCTTCGCTCAGGAAGCTACGGCTCCTGGCGCCGGTATCGATAGGTCAAAATGATCCTCGACTCCAAGACCGCCCAGCCGCGCTGCACCTGCACCGTCGAGCTTCTTTCGCGCCTCTTTCGACCGTACAACTTCCTCGTGACCGTTACTGGAGAGCCTCCTCACGCATTCGTGCGCCGCTACCGGATCTCGGCCCCTACGGACAATGAGGCTGCAACGTGTGCCATGCAGCTTTTCGTGAAGGAATGCATGGCGGATCAGGGTGTGCCCGAGGCCGTCCGCAAGGAAATCGCCTCCATTACTCCCCGGGCCAAGTTGCAATGATGCTACCCCTTGTGAGATAAAACGCATGGGCTGCCCGGCGCAGCCTTTTCGCCCCTTGGGTCCCCTCTAGCTCCGGCAGCCAAGAGACCTCCACTAGGAGTGTCTCTTTGTCTGGCCTAGCCGGCAACCTTCGTCTCGTACCGCCGCAATCAGCGGCTCCTGAACCTGCTGATGTAGTCGTTGAGGTCGAGTCAGGCGGTGACTCGCCTATCGTCGATGACAAGAACAACATCCTACGTATCGAGCACGGTGACGGCTCGATTACAGTCTCACTCGACGGGAAACCGCTAGGCAATGAGGGCAAGCCCGAGAAGCCGCTCGAGTGGTTCGACAATCTCGCCGAGCGCATCGACAAGGACGAACTCGCGAGCATCACCGAAGATTTACTGCGCGGGGTATCTGAGGACCTTCAGTCCCGCAGTGAATGGATCGAGGATCGCGCGCAAGGCGTGCGACTCCTCGGGCTCAAAATCGAGTTGCCCAACGTTCAAGGTGCCACCGACGGGGCGCCCGTCGAGGGCATGAGTCGGGTACGCCACCCTCTGCTACTTGAAGCGGTGCTCAGATTCCAGGCGAACGCCCGGGGTGAACTGCTCCCGACAGACGGTCCAGTCAAGATCCGCAACGACTCGACCTCGCCCACATCAATTGACAATGCAGTCGCGAATGCTCTGGAAGTAGACCTCAACCACTACCTGACTGCGGTGGCGACCGAGTATTACCCCGACACCGACCGGATGCTATTTCAGGTCGGCTTTGGAGGAGGAGGCTTTAAGAAAGTCTACAAGTGCCCCCTTCGCATGCGGCCGGTGTCAGAGTCCGTTGATGCTAAGGACTTGATAGTCAATCAATCGGCGACTGACCTGGCAAACGCTCAACGTGTCACACATCGCGTGACGATGAAGCCCTCTACCGTGAGGCGCATGCAACTCCTCGGGGTCTATCGCGATATCAAGCTAGGCGATGCGGTAGCGTCAACTCAGAATTCACTCGATGATGAGGAGAAGGCGCAACAGGGCATTACAGTAAACACGCTTGGAAGGCCCGAGGATCGAGAGCGGGAGATCTACGAGATCTACTGCGAACTCGATATCAAAGGTTTCGAACACAAGATTAACGGTAAGGAGTCGGGGCTCGCAATTCCCTATGTAGTGACGATCGACAAGTCATCGCGCGAGTGTCTGGCGGTGGTCCGAAACTACGGCAAGGAAGACAAACCCCTTCCCACTGCGCGCAAGCGCTTCGTGCTCTATCCCTTCGTGCCGGGTCTTGGTTTCTATCCAATCGGGCTGCTGCACATCCTTGGAAACACGACCAACGCGGTCACCGCGGCATGGCGTGAGATGCTCGATAACGGCATGTTCGCGAATTTCCCAGGGTTCCTCATGCAGGATGGTGGGGGGAGGCAGAACACGAATATCTTCCGAGTACCGCCTGGCGGTGCGGCGCCGATCAAGACCAACGGCGTGGCGATTAGGGAAGCGGTGATGCCGCTTCCCTACAGCACGCAGGGAATGCCAGCGACGATGCAGCTCGTCGAGAACATGGTAGAGACGGGCCGTCGACTGGGTGGAACCGCTGAGGTGCAAGTCGGGGAGGGCAGGGCGGATGTGCCAGTCGGGACAGTGCTCGCCCTCATAGAGCAGGCGGTCAAGATGCTGAGCGCCGTGCACAAGCGAATTCACGCTGCACAAGCCGAGGAATTCCAGCTGCTGAAAGAGCTATTCAAGGAGGATCCGGAGAGTTTCTACCAGCGCGGTTGCAAATCCAAGACTCCGTGGGACCGGGAGAGCTTCTTGGCTGCGCTCAACAACTGCGACATGGTTCCGCAGGCCGATCCAAACACAGCCTCTCGTGGCGAGCGCCTGATGAAGGTTCAAGGATTGCTGCAACTTTCAGGATCGGCTCCGCAGCTCTACGATCCGATCAAGACGCACACGGCAGCCCTTCAGGCCATGGGGTGGATGGACCCGGAGCTGTTCTTCATCCCGCCTGAAGCCCGTACGAAGCCTCCCATCCAGTTGCAGCAGGCCCAGGCTGAGATGGAAAATGACAAAGCGCAGGCTGGAGCGAAAGTCACTGAGGCGAATGCCCGCGCAACCGAGGCGCAGGCAAAGGCGGATGAAATCAAGGCGAAGTCGGAGTCTGGCGCGTTCGCGCCGAAACACGAGACCCCATCTACTGCGGCACCGGATTCGCAACTCGATGTAGCCACCGCTCATGCAAAGCTGATGGATGCTCAAACCCGCGCGCGGGAAGTCGCGCAAAAGGGCCTCGCGCAGGCCGCTCAGCTACACAGTGACTCGCTTGATCGAGAATCGCGGACACGAGATGACGCGATTGACCTTGCGAAGACAGTCATCACCGACCCTGCTGACGCTGCTGGAGTTGGCCAGAAGGCGACGGGAATTATTCACCAGATCGAAAAAGGTCTTCGTAAGTAAGTTAGTTACGAACCTTGGACGTGTTAGGAAGATTGCGCAACCATGGTTCTGAGAGTAAATTTCACACCGTGAGGAATATTCCATGAGCGAGATGTCCGAAAAGGCCCGCGCTGCCTTAAAGAGCAAGGCTGAGCGCATGACGCGCGCCGATCCTCACGCCCGTGTGGATGCGTCGGGCTACTCCCCGGATGGGCTGCTTGACGGGAACGTTCAGACGGGTCCCCGTCCTCTCTCACGTCGTCAGTATCGTAGCGGTGGCCACGTATCGGGCGAGGCGTCGACCCCTCGAGCCGACCGCAAGCGTCGTGCCTCTGGCGGTCGGACCGCTCTCACTGCCGATTCTTACCAGAATCGCGACATGAAGGATGCTAACGAAGAGCGCGATGGCAGCAAGCATACCGGTGGCATGAAGCATGGTGGTTCAGCGCGTGCCAAAGGCGGCGCCATCAACGACGGCACGCGGCCTACGGGCGGCCGATTAGCTCGCAAGGGCGGTGGCCGCACGAAGAAAGGAACGAACGTCAACATCATCATTGCCCCGCAAGGCTCCGGAGCATCTGTTCCTCCCCCCCGCCAGATGCCAGTCCCGACCGCCACCCCTCCCGGTGTTCCTGTTGGTCTGCATCAGGGCGCGCCCCCTGTTATGCCTGCCGCAGTGCCGATGCGAGCGCGTGGTGGCGGCGTCTATCCGATCGATGTCGGCGCCGGTAGTGGCCTTGGAAGGCTTGAGAAAGCCAAGCGTGCCGCTCGTTCGTGAGTTCATACGATTCCAGATTTGAGCGCGAACTCCAAAAGCGTATCGGCGAAGAGTTGGTGCGGCTACGAGAGGATTTGGAACTCGGGACTGCGATCAAGGACTACGCGCAATACCGTGACTACATTGGCCGCATCGCCTCATTGAAGCGTGTGGCCATAGAATTTTGCCCAGAAGTCCAAGCACAGATCGATAAAGGTTAGATTGCATGAAGTCAGCGGCGGTTCAGAAGGTTCGAGAGACGGAATACGACCCAAAACGCGAGATTCTCGACAAACTCGGCGATCTTTCAGGCATCGAGATAGCGCAGAACGAGGTACTTCTCGCCATTTACATGCGTCCGGAGAAGACTACCGGCGGCATCGTGCTTCCGCATCAGAACCTGAAAGAAGATCGCTACCAGGGCAAGTGCGGAATGGTCGTGAAAATGGGTCCCGCCTGTCGCTTCCTTCGCAAGGACGGCGAAACAGGCGCTGAATACGGCCTCGACATCAAACTTCACGACTGGGTTGTCGTGCGTCCCGCCGATACGTGGGCAGTTGATATCAATTCCGACACCGAGGGACTGCAGATTCAGGACTTCGTGCAGTGCCGGCTCGCTTACGACGATCAAATTCGCATGCGCGTGACAGATCCGCGCGTGATTTGGTGAAAAAATGGCAGCTGCTACTCAAGAAGTGACCGTAGATCTCGCTGCATTGGACGAAAAGGCAGCCAAAGAGGCTGAAAAGGGCAGTAAAAAGCCTGAAACTGCAGCTGCTGATCCTGCGGTCGTCGTAGATCCGGAAATTACGGCTGAGAAGTCTTCTGCGCAGACTCTGACGCCAGAGCAGGGTATCGAGAAGCTGCAAAAGCAGCTCACGGAAGAGCGTCAAGCCCGTGCGGCCGCGGAGTCGCGCGCTCAGGAGGCAGCTCGGGGCGAGGCAGAGGCTCGCGGGCGTGTTCAGACGACTGAACTTGACCTAGTCAAGAACGCCATTGCCACCGTTACGCAGGCGAACGACGCTCTGGAGGCGAAATACGCCGATGCGATGGCCGCGCAGGATTGGCCTACTGCTGCAAAGCTTCAACGTCAGATGGGAGACAACTCGGCGAAGCTCACGCAGCTGGAAGCCGGCAAAACACATCTCGAAAAGCAGCCGAAACCCACTCCGCGTGCGCCCACTGATCCGGTGGAAGCGTTGTGCGCGCAGTTGAGTGGGCCATCTGCTGCTTGGGTGCGTGCGCATCCGGAATTTGCTCGTGACCCGCACAAGTACCGGCAGATGATTGCCGCTCATGAACTTGCGAAAGCCAGAGGGCACAAAGAGGACACCGAGGGTTACTTCAAGTCCATCGAAAAGACTCTGGATTTGGCAGAGCCAGTCAACGGTGAACATCGCGTCAATGGTACTACCAAGCACGCAGAAGAGACCGATCCACTCGAGGATCCCAGCGCCGCAGCGCCCACTGGCGGCCGTCAGAGCGCTCCTGCGGCGGCTCCGGTGAGCCGTGGAACAACCAATGGGTCTCGCCCCAATACCGTACGACTGAGTGCTGATGAGGTTGAGATGGCAGAGAACATGGGCATGACTCCCGAGGAATACGCCCGGCAAAAGGTGGCCCTTAGGAAGGAAGGTAAGCTGCAATGAGCACTGATGACTCTGTTCCAGCAGCGCCTACCCGTCGCGGTCCCGGACGGCCACGCAAGTCTCCAGTGAATACGGTCGCAGAAACCGCAACAGCGGCAGTGGAAGCGTCGGGATCCAATGATCCGCGCATACGGGCAGCGGCTCGTGCCGCGCAGCTGCGCGATCACTTGGGCGATGGGCTCGGAGAAGGGATTGACGAGTTCTATATCGACCCCGCCATTATTCCGGATGGTTGGTCGTACGAGTGGAAGCGCGAGACCGTGCTCGGCCAGCCCGATCCGTCTTATCAGGTCACCCTCGCGCAGCGAGGCTGGGAGCCTGTTCCCGCAAGCCGCCACCCTCAACTCGTGCCCCCCGGTTGGACCGGCGCGCATATCCCGCGCAAGGGATGTGTTCTGATGGAGCGTCCAAAAGAGATCACCGACGAGGTTCGCGCACAGGAAATTCGGCGCGCTCGTGACCAGGTACGCCAGAAGGAAGCCCAGCTCGGAGCCGCACCTGCCGGCACATTCGAGCGTGACAACAAGGGGAATACCATGGTCAACATCAAGAAGAGCTACGAATCCATTCCCATTCCGGAGTGAAAATGACCGACCAGACCAAATCCGCCGAACCGACTGAAATGAAAGAGCCGACTGCCGAAGAGCGCTTGAGTGCGCTCGAGCAGGCGCTCGCGTGCCTAGGTGATCATGTGAGCCCTGGCCACCGAAAAACTTTGGAGCCCTATTTCAACTGGAGAAAAAGTGTCGCGTCATAGTTGACACGCTGATTTGATCGTGCGATAAGCACACCAACGGGTTGCTCGGCGCAACCTTTTCTCAGAATAGATTCAGGTCCCCCGTAGCCTAGGTGGCGACGCGACCTCCGGTCGGAGATCGCTACCTTGAGCAACGTGAATGCTCCTTTTGGCTTCCAGCAGCGCCAGGGCACTGGCAGCTCGCCGACATACGAACAAGTCACATTCGGCAATGGCGGCATCGACTACAACGCTACCGCCATCTACTTCGGCGACCCGGTAGTCCGCGCAGGTTCCGGCGACGGTACCGTTAAGCAAGCCGCAGGCTCCGCGGGCGGTAGCACCGTCACGATGGCCGGTATCTTCGTCGGCTGCAAATACCTCTCCACTGCGCAGAAGCGCATCGTCTGGTCGAACTACTGGCCTGGCTCGGATGTAGCCCAGGCGAATCAGTCGACCATTGAGGCGTACGTCATCAACGATCCCAACGCCCAGTTCTTGGCGCAGTCCGATTCAACCGGCCTCGCGCAGGCAGACGTCGGGTCCAACGTCGATTTTAATATCGGCACTGGAAACGCTGCCAACGGGCTCTCGGGAGCCTTCCTGATCCACACGGGCGCGACAACTGCCGCCTATCCTTTCAGGCTCGTGAGCTTGGTGCTCTCGCCGCCTGGTGCAAATGGAACCGCAAGTGGCGCGTACAATTACGCGGTCGTGGCGTTCAACAACGTCGAGACCAAGAACGCCACTGCGGCCAACACCTAAGGCAGGAGCAACGTAAATGGCCGTCAATCTGAGTGCAATCAAAGACCTTCTGCTCCCGGGCCTGCGTGGGATTACCGGAAAATATGAGCAGATACCATCTCAATACGACAAGGTCTTTACCAAGTTCAATTCGAAGCTTGCTCTCGAGCGCACCGCCGAGATGCGCTATTTGGGGCTTGCGCAGCTGAAGACCGAAGGCGGTCAGACGCAGTTCGACAACAACGCCGGTGAGCGCTACGTCTACAACCAGGAGCACGTTGAGATCGCCCTCGGGTATGCGATGACCCGCAAGGCCATCGACGACAGTCTGTACAAGACGCAGTTTCACCCGTCGAACCTGGGCCTTATGGAGGCTTTCCACCAGGCGAAGGAAATCTATGGGGCGAACATCCTCAATTCGGGATCCACGTACAACGCCTCGGTGGGTGGCGATGGGGTTGCGCTCTTCTCGACATCGCACCCGATCGACGGGGGCACGATCGGCAATACGCCATCGACTCAGGTGGACCTGAACGAGGCGACGCTTCTCGGGTCGATGATCAACATTCGCACGAACTTCCGCGACCAGGCTGGCCTGAAAATGTTCGCCCGCGGTCGAAAGCTGATCGTTCCGCCGCAGCTCGAGCCGGTCGCCATCCGCCTCACGAAGACGGAACTGCGGCCGGGAACGGCCGACAATGACGTGAACGCTATCCTCTCCACCGCTGGAGGAATCCCCGAAGGCTACATGGTGATGGACTTCTTGACCTCGCTCTACGCGTGGTACCTCCTCACCAATATCCCCGGCTTGGCCTACATGGAGCGCATCCCGTTTGAGACGGACATGCAGGTGGACTTCGTCACGGACAACCTCCTCACGAAGGGGTACGAGCGCTACTCGTTCAATTATTTCAACTGGCGCGCGGCATACGGAAACCTGCCCACTTCCTAAGGGAGAGATGAATGACCCAGTACCTCACCCCGACCAGCGGCCAGGTCTATCCGGATATCCAGACGGACTGGAACAGCTCCGATGGAGCACAGCCGAATGGCAGTCCGCCGAATCCCGGAACCGCTGTTTCTGGTCCTTTGCTTGCCGGAACTGTCCCGCAAAGCGATGGTTCGAACAACCTTGCCGGGGTAGGTGGCACCTCCGGCACCGCGAACCGCGGATTCGTCAAACAGGCCCAGTCCTGCGTCATTACGCAGGCGACTAACGTCGGTGTTGCTGGAAAGTTTGCCTGTCCTATCGTGATCCCAGCGCAGTCCCAGATCACGGCCATCAAACTGATGGTGACGACCGCGTGGACGGGCGGCGCGACGACCCTTGGCATCGGGACGGGCGCTTCTGCAACCGCTCTGACGGCCGCTAGCGCTGTCGTGACGAGTGGCGCGCTTGGACAGGTGACCGTGACCCCTGGGACTGGCGCCACGCAGATTGGCAATTGGGACAACGTCGGCACGCAGGATATTCAGATCGTGGTGCAGTCCACGAATACCGGCTCCGGGGTGGGTACGCTCACCGTCGAGTACATTCCGCAGATCAATTTGGCTTCGTAGACGGAGATCGCATCATCATGAAAGGTCGCAAACATCGCGAGAGCGGCGGCGTCAACGAGGCCGAGGCCGACGAGAAGACCAAGCCCGAAGAGCGTACCGACGCCAAGAAGATCGACTCGGAAGCCGAGGAGCTCAAGAAGGGCGGCCGGGCGAAGCGTAAGCGCGGTGGCAAGACCGAGGTCGGCAAGGTGGAAGGACATGAGGGCATGCACCACGCCGGTCGCAAGCCCCGCAAATCAGGCGGCAAAGCAACCTCCGATGCCAATCCCTTCACGAGTGCCCGAAAAGGTGAGGATGCCCCGGGCCGCAAGGTCATGAAGGGCGAGTGCGGGTTCGGCGAGGATTGATAATAGGGCTGATTGGCCCACAGCCATGAGCGAGACGGGCCTGCTTTGTCAGGCCCGTTTTCGTTTTGGAGTACGTGAATGCGACCAGTAGTTGCGGTATCAACCCTAGCCGGCGCGCCACTTGTGAGGCTCGATGAATGGGCGCTTCCCAAGGTGTCGATTCAGTGCGTTGTCACAGGCACGGTCAACTATACCGTGCAGTTGAGCTTAGACGACCCGAATAGCTCGACGAATCCGGTGGCGCAAGATTCAATGAACTGGACCAACTCGCCCGATACGGCGGCCGTAGGGGCTACGGGGTCAATCGTGACGAGTCTCGGAGGGTACGGCACGTATGCCGATGTCTTCCCTCTCTTCGTACGCGTACTCGTAAATAGTGGTTCAGGAAGCGTGACGGCGACGATCGTACAGCCGGGCGCCGTTCCGTACTGAGGACAGCAATGTCCGTTTCTGTCAACGAGATTACCTCGCAAGTCATCGAAGTCCAGACGCCTGGTCCGCAAGGCATTCAGGGACCCGCTGGTTCTGGCTCCTTCACGACGCCGCTTACGGTAGGCCAGCTGCCAGCATCTGCGCAGGGCACACGGGCGATCGTCACGGACTCGACTACTTCCACGTTCTATGCCGTGGTGAGCGGAGGAGGAACGCTCGTGGTGCCCTGTTTCTTCGACGGCACTTTCTGGCGGGTAGGATGAACGCATTCGGTCCTAATCCCGCAAACACTAGCGGAACGTATGGTTTCGCGCCCTCGATGGGTGAGGCGGTACTGTACGCACTGGGACTTTGCGGTATCAGGCGCACAGCTATCACACAACAGCACTTCGAGGACGCAAGGCTCGCCACAAACATAATGCTCGCAGAGGCAAGTGCTAATGGTGTCAACCTCTGGGCCGTAGACCTGCAGATTGTGCCGCTGGTTCAAGGGCAGGCAACCTATCAAGTCCCGAACAATACAATTGTGTTGCTGGATGCTTATTACACAATCAGCAGCGGTGCGCAGGAAATAGATCGGATTATGACGCCGATCAGTCGGTCCGAATATGCGAATTATCCGAACAAGCAGCAGCAGGGTTCGCCAACGGTCTATTGGATGGATCGACTTCTTGCACCGACTGTCACGTTGTGGACGACGCCCGATGGACAGCAAGCGTTCTTCAAATACTATCGAGTACGCCAGGTCCAGGACTCCAATCTGCAAGGCGGTCAGAGCGTCGAATTGCCGGTGTACTTTCTCGGCTGGTACACATACGAGTTGGCTTCGCGACTCGCTGATATTTGGGCTCCAGAACGTGGCGCAATCCTTCAGGCCAAGGCCGACAAGGCGTGGGGAATTGCCTCTCGTCAGAATGTCGAGACCGCGCAGGTCTACGTTTCCCCCATGTTGAACGGATATTACCGGTAATGGCTTACGCAAGTAGAAGCGGCCGAGCTCGCACCTCACTGAAGCGCCCACAAGCATTCGGTGTGTGCTTTCGTTGCGGTCGCTGGTACAACCGAGTGGACTTACGGTTCCAGTTCGACTGGCGGGGTACTGCGCTCCAGAATCTCTACATCCTTGTTTGTGAGCCGTGCTATGACACACCACAAGAGCAGCTGCGCGCGATCCAGCTTCCTGCGGACCCGACGCCCGTCTACTTCCCTTCCGTCGAGCAATTCGCGCTAGACGAGAACGACTACCGCACGACGCTGCCGGTGCCAGTGGATCCCGTCACCAGCCTACCGATGCCGGCGCAGACTGCGCTACGCGTGACCGAGGACAGTCAGAACCGCACCACGCAGCCATTCGGATGTCCCGAGGGTCTCGTCCAGAATGCGGTGATGCCTTACAACGGCGCGGTGCAGAAGGCGTACGCCGTGCCGCTCGCCATTCTTTCCGTGACGGCCAACGGGACAGCGACGGTGAGCGTGACGTGTTCAAAACCACACGGACTCAAGACTGACGCGCAAATTTCGGCCGAGGGGCTCGCTGCTGCGAACGGATTCCATAGCGTCAACGTTGTTACGGCGACGGCTTTCACTTATCTCGTAGCATATGACATCCCAGCCGGGTCACTTCTATCGCCTGCAACGCGGATAGGCGGACTTTTCAACCAGGACGGGCAGCCGATCTATAACCAGAACGGCGAGCAGATCGGGCTTGAGTGTGGCCCTTCGCCAAGTGCACCACGCATCATCACGGCCGATGTCGGGCTGCCGTATGCAACGGCGACGATCACGCCAGTAGGGTGCCGTCCACCCCGCCTGGCACGGGGAGGCTCCCTGCTCAACCAAGGAGACCAGCAAATCTATAACCAGGGCGGCGAGCCGATATCGACTTGATTATGGCCACAGCAACCATACTGCAGCTTCCGCAAGCGAACTCATTGACCGGCGCTGAATCCGTCGAGATGGTTCAGAACGGCAGATCTGTGCGTGGGACCTCCGCACAAGTCGCCTCGCTTGGGTCGGATATTTCCCCCACCGGTCCTATCGGAGTCGTAGCTGCAGTTCCTGCCAATGGCGCGAACAACGACTATGCGCCAACTGGATTTGGACCAACGAGCGGATTTCTTGATCTGACGCCTGCAGGGGCTGCGAATATCACCGGTCTTACCGCCGGCTACGATGGGCAACTAGTTGTGATCACGAATCTGAGTGCCAATGTGTTGACGCTGAATACTCTCAATGGCGCCTCTCAGACGGCCAATCAGTTCCGCATGGTGGCTGACATAATCCTGGGACAGAACAACAGTCAGGCCTTCAAGTATTCAGCAACGATTGGCAAATGGGTGGCGCTGTGAAAAACATGAGATGGGCGCTCATCGGGCTTCTACTGGCTGTCTCACTGGCACAGTCACAGGCGGTTTACAACTATTTTCCACCTCCAGGGATTACCTACACCACCGCTGGTGGTATGGCACTCGGTTCAACAACCGCGCAGGGCGCTGGGACTTTCAACGCTCAGGGACTCTACATAAACGGAGTTCCAGTAGGAACTGGCTCCGGCAGCGTCACGAGCGTTTCGGTGGTGACCGCAAACGGGTTGTCTGGCACCGTCGCCTCACCGGCAACGACGCCAGCGATTACGCTTAGCCCCACGTTCACAGGAATTGTCTACAGCACGGGGAGTGCATTTCAGGCTGCAGTAGCGACCAACTTCCCGGTACTGAATCAGAACACGACGGGTAATGCGGCCACAGCGACTCTCGCCGCGACTGCGACTGCGGCAGCGAGTGCGCCGACTCCGTGCGGATCAGGGCAAGCAGCACAGGGCATCAACGCAAGTTTCAACGCGATTGGCTGCATTACCCCGTTTTCGGTCGTAAATGAGAGTGCGAATACGGTATTCTCTGGACCCGCTTCCGGTACTGCGGCGCTCCCGGCGTTCCGCCCGTTGGTTCCGGCTGATCTACCGCTATCTACTCCGATGACGTTTAGCGGCGCCAACACGTTCACGGCAGACAATACTTTCACGGGCGCCACTACGATGACTCCGAGTGCCGGTGTCGGACTGGCGGTAAATGGAAATGCGAGCAATGATGCGATCGATATCACTAACGGGGCAGGCCACTACTCCCAGATTACCGGCAGTTCAACGGCAGGGTCATCTTTTGGTCTTCATGTAGTAGCTGGCACGAACTCGAGCGACGTTGCCTTTAGGGTAACCAACCGCGCGGGGACGTCTAATTATTTCTCTGTGGGCGGAGACGGTAGTGTATCCATCACAGATAGCGCTGGCGGCGGTCCTTACCAGGTCGGTTACCTTGGTACGCCCCTAAACAGCCAAAGCCTGCCGTACACGCTGCTGCCTTCGGATCGCGGTAAAACCGTAGAGTTGAGCGGCTCATCTGGCACAGTGACCATTCCATCGGGCGTTTTCTCAGCCGGAGACGTGGTCACGATTCTCGCATTCTCCGGCACGACCGCGTACACGATAGCCCCTGCCGGCGGAGTGACACTCTACTGGGCGATCGGCAATCTGACGACGGGATCGAGGACGCTTACTTCCGTAGGACTTGCGACGATCCTGTGCGTCAATAGCACGACATTCGTGATCAGCGGCTCAGGCATCACGTGACCAAGAAACTCGCGGTACTGCTCTCGGTACTTCCGAAGGTCGCGCTGGCAGGCGGTGTTCTCAATATCCTGCTCGCTGGCGCAATCGCAACTCTGACGGTCTCAGCGTCTCCGTCGTCTATCACGTACGCATTCCCGAGCGCGAACCTGACGTCGTCCTCGGCAACCTGCACTGGCGCGGGCGGAGTACCGCCATACTCCTACGCATGGTCCTGGGCGAGTGGTGGCACGGGCATTATCATCAACTCAGCGTCGAGCTCCTCGACGTCTTTCACCGTCACCGGCGCGACCGTTAATAGCACCTACACTGGCACCGCGCATTGCACCGCTACCGATATGCGCCCGGTGACATCTCCGTTCTCCGGAGTCGTTAGCATCTCAATGAGCCGTATCCCGTTACTGCCACCGTTTGTAGGTACAGCGACGATGGTTGCGGGACAGGCAGCTTCGGAGACTGGGTATGACACCAATGCCCAAACCATTGGCTCACTGAGTCCGAGCACCGATTACAACGGCAATCCAGTAGCCGGAGTGTTCTGTCACACCGGGTCCCTCACCTTGGAGATCCCTCAATTGCCTCCCAATCAGTTCTACATCACAACGCTTTCGGTCAACGGGACTCTTTACGCTGAGTCCAGTGCGTCTTTCAGTTACACAGCTCCATACGCGACGTGGACATGGACCAGCGCCGCAAGTTGCCCATTTATCAATGGGAGCAGCTACCCGGTGTACTACTACTGATGTCAACGCCAGGCCTAAATCCACTCTCCTTCAACGCTTGGGTGCAAACCATAGGCACGCTCGCCGTGGCTCTTACCGAGGAGTCCTCTGGCGTCTATGGATTCGTTGATGGACCCCTTCAGCAGATACTCCCGCAGATCCTTTCCTATGCTGAGGGCAGGATACAGCGCGACCTCGATATGCTTCAGGCGCGCACGTCGAACACGTATACGCTGGTGTCTGGCAATAATCTGCTTCCAGTCCCGGTGAATGATTTCCTCACCATAGAGACGGTCGAGATCACGCAGAATAGCGGCTCTACTGTGGTCAATAGCACTCCACTTACGCCTGTTTCGCGAGAGTTCATCCAGAACTGCTACAGCGGCCTCTCGCAATCAGATCAACCGCGGTTCTTTGCCATGTACGGGGACAACTTCGCAGATGGTGCTAATTCGTTTGTGAACTTGCTACTCGGTCCGCCGCCGAATTACGCCTACGCCGTCCGGATAACGGGAACGATCCGCATGCCGTCGCTGTATCAGTATGCGAGCAATGGACCTGCCGACAGTCAGTACACGTACATCTCCGCGTACTATCCTGACCTTTTGGTCATGGCGAGCATGATCTTCGTGAGCGCGTTTCAGCGCCAATTCAGTTCCGCAAGCGATGACCCTGCGATGGGTCAGACATACGAGAAGCAGTACCAGGCGCTGCGCCTCGGTGCAATCGCTGAGGAGAATCGGAAGAAACTCGAGGGCTCCGGCTGGTCAAGCTATAGCACTCCGGTTTCGGCAACCCCGACGCGGTGATGCATGCCGCACGCTGTTTTCAAACTTGCACCATTCTCTGGGGTGAACACCACGGAGACGCCGGCGCTGAATGAGAATTCAGGGGTTTCGCAGAGTAACCTGATCCGATTTCAGCCAGATCCTCCGTTCGCAGCCCTTCTGCAGAAACTCGGCGGCTGGTCGCGCTTCTTCGCAACTGCGATGGTTGCCGTCGTGCGCGCACTGTGGGCATGGGAGGACATCAATCTCAATTCCTGGCTTGCGCTTGGCACGCAGGCCATTCCTGCGACGACACACTCGCAGCTAGCAGTAATCACCGGTAGCACTCTCACGGACATTACGCCGTTGCAGGCTAGCAGCCAGTTCACACCGGTTGCGGCGGCTACCACGATCGGTAGTCCCTTGGTCACGATAACGGATAGCGTCACAACTGGCGTAAACAACAGCTGCAGCGTCTATATTCCCATCCACATCGCCGTCGGTGGCATCGTTCTTTTTGGGCTTTACCCATGTGATCCTGATGGTCACACCGGCTCGACGACGTACACCGTATATGCCCGCACACAACTTGGGGCGTTAAATCCTGCGATCAATGCGAATTCCGCGACGCTGCCAGCGCTTTCCACCGTTTCATCATCGAATGTCGTCACCGTATCGCTTCCAAACCACGGCTACGCCGTTGGCGGCACATACCCGCTTCTCGTCTCGACTACCATAGGAGGACTGACGCTATACGGAAATTTCATTGTCGAAAGCGTTATCGATGCGAATACGTTTGAAGTCATCGCCAGCGCCCCTGCTACGTCGACTGCCTCTGGTGTGCCTGTCAATGGCGGCAATGTCATCTATGTGTACAACGGGCTAGGTACGCCGACGACACCGCCTTCAGCGCTGCCGATTGAGGCCAGCGACTGGATGCTAGCGAACTTCGGCGAGGACTTGATTGCATGCTCGACGAGTTCAACTGACTCCATGGTTCCGTATCAACCGATCTATCTCTGGACGCCGGGGCAGCAGCCGACTGCGGCGGTGATTCCGGAGGCGCCCCCGGTAAATGATGGAGTTTTCGTCGCCATGCCGCAGAGGCAGATCGTTGCATGGGGATCGACGGCGACCGGCATACAGGATCCGCTCCTCATCAACTGGTGCGATGTCGACAATCCGAGCCAGTGGATAGCGCTGGTAACGAACCAGGCGGGATCGGATCGTATCCCGACCGGCTCAAAGATAGTCTCCTGCGTACAGGGGCCGCAGCAGGCGTTCGTATGGACGGACATCGATGTCTACTCGATGCAGTACGTCGGGCCACCCTATGTGTATTCCTTCAACCAGTTAGGCACCGGGTGCGGTCTCATCGGGCGAAAGGCTGCTGGCTTCTACAATGGAACGCCCTACTGGATGGGCTTTGAGCAGTTCTACGTCTACGGCGCTGCTGGCGTCGAAATCCTGCCATGCTCAGTGTGGGATGCCGTGTTCCAGAATCTCTATCCCGGAGCTGCGGCAGCGTCGAAGATTCGTTTCGCGGTTAACTCCCTGTTCGGCGAAATCCAGTGGTTCTACCCATCTGCGAATGGGGATGGAGAGGTTGATTCGTACGTAAAGTACAATGTAAATCTAGGTCTCTGGGACTACGGCTCTCTAGGCCGCAGCGCTTGGGTAGACCAGTCTGTGCTCGGACCTCCTATCGGATCTGATCCGGTGTCGAAACTCCTGTTCCAGCACGAGACGTCGAATGACGCTGATGGAGCGGCGATGCAACCGTTCTTCCAGACCGGCTATTTCACGATTGCGGAGGGAGACTTCAAGACATTCGTCGACTTGGTGTGGCCGGATATGAGATGGGGAAAATTCAGCGCCGCACAGGATGCGACAGTGCAGATTACGTTCCTGGTGGCAGATTATCCCGGTGACACACCGAAGACATTCGGGCCGTATACCGTCACACAGGCGACGCAGTATTTCAACACGAGACTTCGCGGTCGACTCGTCGCAATCAAGATTTCGAGCAGCGATCTCGGGACGTTCTGGCGTATTGGCGCCCTTCGGTACCGCTATGCGCGGGACGGGAAATTCTAATGGTATCTCAACCGCCAACGCCACAATCGGGAGCGCCACTTTCCGACCTGCTCACGGCGGTCAAGAATCTCGTCATCGCGCTGAATGGCGCGACGCAGGCGTTCAAGGAGGTCAATGGACTATCCACCCTGGAGGGAATCACTGCGCCGACAGTAGTTAAGACCACGCCAGGGCGGGTGGTAAGAGTGAGTATCATCGTTGCCGGAACCGGAACTCCAGGAATGATATATGACTCGGCGAGCTTGACTCAGGTAATGCCGCTGTGGGTAATTCCTCTTAATGCAGCGTCTAATGGTGAGCCGTACGTGGTGAATCTACCGACTGACTCAGGAATACTCGTTGTTCCTGCCTCAGGACAGTCGTTATCGGTATCATGGAGCTAGAAATGCCGCTTCTTCCAGGTAAAGAGAACATCGGGCACAACATCGAGGAAATGGAGGAACACGGACACTCTCGAGCCCAGTCGATTGCCGCAGCTCTGAGCGTAGCGCGCAAGCATCGTGAGAGCGGCGGATCGACGGTAACTCGCTTTCACGTTGGCCCGATCCATGCCTCAGTCTCAGGGCGCACGGACCATCTGCCAATGACCGTTGAGTCTGGTAGCTACGTACTGCCTGCGGACATTGTTTCTGCTGGCGGCGAGGGGAATACGCTCGCTGGCTTCAAGGTTCTCCGGCGCACCTTCGGCGGTGAGCCTTATGGAGGCGGTCAGTCGCCATATGGCCAGAGTGAGGGCGTCTACGGGCTACCAGTCGCCTATGCCAAGGGTGGCCGCGTCAAGGCTGCTGGCGTCCTCTTCCGAGATCCTGACGGTAAGGTGCTCCTGATGCATCGCACGGACGGCCAGGGATGGGCATTTCCCGGTGGTGGCATCGAGAAGGGCGAGCGGCCAGAGCAGGCGGCGCGGCGTGAGGTGCGTGAAGAGACTGGGCACGATCACGATGGCGGCTTATCACCCTTCATGCACAGCAATGGTGATGTTGAATTTACCACCTACTTGGCACATGCTTCGGATGGGTTTAAGCCAACGCTCAACGATGAGCATGACACGGCCAAATGGGTGAGTCTTGATGAAGCCGAAAAGCTCCCACTGCATCCAGGAGTGCGAACCGCGCTCGAGAAGCTCAAGCGACGTGTTCGCAAAGCCGCCGGTGGCGAATCTTCAGGTGTGCCCATCGTCGCAGCTGGAGGAGAATGGGTGATAAGTCCTGAGCAGGTAAAGCGAGTCGGCCATGGTGATATCGACGCTGGGCATCGTGTGCTCGATGCGTTTGTCAAGCGAGTCCGCGAGGAACTCATTGGCACATTGCAGAAACTCCCAGGACCCAAGCGCGATTGACTATGAACATCTACGACGATCTTCAGATCCGCGTTGCAACCGTCGATGATCTCCAGGAGATCATGAAGCTAGCCATGGAGGTAGCGAAGGAAAATGCGCTGTTCGACACGACGCCAGAGCACCTCCTCAGGATTGTCTGGCCGTGCCTTACACAACAGTCCGGCATCATCGGCGTGATTGGTAGGCGCAGCGGAAGCATTGAGGGGATGGTGGTACTTGTCGTCGGCACATTGACCTATAGCGACACTCCTTGCGTGGAGGAGAAGTGTGTATTTGTACGAAAGGAATTCAGGGCAGCCAAGGGAGGTCGTGCGCATAAGCTCCTCCAGTTCTCCAAGAGCGTGGCGAACGGTCTGAAGCTGCCGTTGTTGATTGGCGTACTGTCGAATTCCGAAACTAAGCAAAAGGTTGCGATGTACCAGAGGGAATTCGGTGAACCAGCAGGATGCTTTTGGGTATGGAATGGCCCTAAAACTGGAGCCGCGAAGGTAGCCTGAATGACCAAGCCAAGACAAGGAGATAAACCGCGCGGGTGGACGATGACACCAGTGCAGACTGGCATTAAGCATCACGTCGATCATGATATTCCGTTACGGGGAGTCGGCGTGCGTGGATTACATGTTCCGTGGAATTTGCAAGTGCTTACTGAAGCGGAGAATTGCAGTAAGCACAACAAACTGTTGATGGGTGAGGTGTAGCCGTGGGGGGCAAGACTAGCACGAGCCAGTCAAATGTTTCTGTCCCACCTCAGGTGCTCGCGCAGTACCAGAGCGTTGTCAACTCTGCAAATCAAACAGCACAGACACCGTTTAGCGCTTATTCTGGAGAATTCGTAGCCCCAGTTACGGCAGAGCAAAACGCTGGAATTGCCGCGACTAATTCTGCCGCGAACGAGGCACAGCCGTACTACGATGCTGCAACAGGGACGCTTGGAGCGACGCAGGGCGCTACGACGCCTGTTAACACCGCGGCCGAGATAGGTACTGCGGAAAGTGCCGCTCCGCTGACTGGCAAGCAGATAGACAAGTACCTTTCTCCATATTTGGGAACTGTGCTGAGTAGCACGGAAGCTATACAAAATCAGGAGAATCAACAGCAGCAAGCGGGACAATTGGGGGATGCGATAACGTCTGGGGCTTTCGGTTCTGATCGAACTGGAATTGCTGCTGCAAATCTCGCACAGCAACAGGAATTGGCTAATGCGAATGTCATTAGCGGGATCGCTAATACCGGCTACCAGTCCGCGTTGAGTACCGCGCAGGGGCAGCAGCAAATTGGACTAGCTGGAGCCAGTCAGTTGGCAAATATAGGACAAACCGCATATGGCGAGGGCGCCAACACGGCATCTGAGTTGGGTGAACTGGGTACCGGTGCGGAGTCGGCTGGATTAGCGGGCGCACAGGCGGAAATTCAAGCCGGTACCGTGCAGCAGCAGACTCAGCAAGCGCAAGATACCGCTCTGTACAATCAATTTTTGCAGCAGCAATCGTATCCATTTCAAGTTGGGCAATGGCTCGCTGACATCTCCGAGGGAACGGGCAGTCTTTCGGGCTCGACTACGACCACAACGCAGCCCGGCGGCTTCTTCTCTGACAAGCGTTTGAAGCACGACATCAAGAAGATTGGCGAGACCTACGATGGGCAGACCGTGTACTCATACAAGATGCACGGCGATCCACGCACGCACATCGGACTCATTGCCCAGGATGTGGAGAAGAAGCATCCCGAGGCTGTTGGGCTTGCTGGTGGCTTCAAGGTGGTTGATTACGGTAAGGCCACGAAGGAAGCCGCTAACAAAGACCACTTTTATACCGGCGGCGTCGTACCGTTCCGTCGTATTCATCGCGATACCGGCGGCGGACTTGCGGGAGTTCTCCAGGCCCAGGAACAGATGTACGGCTCGATGCCGGCTAATAGGCAACGGCAGGTCTATACCGGTACCGGTGGAGGCCGGTCTCTCGCTGTAGCGAATGCCCCAGCATCACCGCCACCATCGGGGGCCAGCGAGCTCGGCCAGACGATGAGTCTCGCTGACAAGGGCTATAAGCTCTACGGTGATATCACGGGTCCTGGTGCGGCTTCTCCTGCGTCTGCTGAACTTGGATCCTATGCTGGCGGCTTGGCTCCTCAAACGGCGTCTCTAGTCGGCGATGCTGCTACACCGAGCGTTGCGGCTGATTCGGCCACTCTGAGCGGAGTAGGCGATTCCGCTCTCGCCTCACAGATGGCTGGCGAAGGACTGGCTGCCGGCGCTGGGAGTGGAGCGGCGACGGGAGCTGCAGCAGCAGGGGCGGGCGCTGCGGCTGGGGCAGCAGGAGCTGCTGCTGGAACCGCAGCTGCAGGTGTCGGGACTACCGCGGCGGCAGATGCTGCAGCAGCTCTGGCAGCAGAATACGCTGCAGCAGATGTCGGGATTGCCGCTGCCATGGCTGCGAAGCGCGGGGGCGCTGTGCGCCGTGGCTACGATGCCGGTGGCATGCCGTATTCAGGCGCTGCAGGGCTTGCAGGCCCCTATGCCGATACTACTGGCGACATGAACATTCCGGATGAGCGGAACACGAACACGCTCAAGGCGGCTCCTGCTGCCGGCAAGCAGCCGACTGGCCTGCAAGACATGTTGTACATGGGCAATCCTGACGATTGGTCGAGTCTCATGGGCTCGACGTTCAGTAACCAAGCGCTGGCCATGGGAGGCGTTGCTGGACGCAAGGGATATGACGATGGCGGTGCGCCGTCAGGCGACGATGGCGCGAACGACGTGCAGAGCGCCCCAGCGGCGACAAGCGATGTTCCATCTAGCGGCTTGGCCGGGTGGTGGGAGCGAAACAAGGGAACTGTCTTGCCGATCCTGGCAGGAATCGGGGCTGCTGGTACCGCACGGACTGTGCACCCTGGCGTAGCGCTCGCCGCCGGTCTTGAGGCAGCGGCGAACGACTACGTGCCCACGCAGGAAGGTCTAGCGAAGGCGCAGCGCGAGCAGGCGCTGGCAGAGGCGCAACGGCTGCAGAACGTGCCACTCGGCGTCAAGGCGCGTATAGCGCAGTCGATCATGCCTTCTGGCACAGGAAGTCCGGTTGCCGCTCCTGCAACTGGCGTCGCGCCTCAGCAGCTAGTGCAAACAACGGCTGCCCCCACCAATCCAGCGCCTGCGACCATCGCTAGCACTGCACCTCAGAAACCCGCACAGCCTTCCGATAGCGGCGCACAGACGGCCGCGGGACTTGCGGCACAGTATCGGTCGCGATTCTTCGTCAATACCGCGCGCACTCCGGAGGAGCAAGCGCAGAAGGATGAGGCTATCAAGAAGGACTGGGCAGTCGGCGGCCAAATGTTCGAGCAGCAGGCCGACACTGATTTTCAAGCGCGTGTACAACGTGACCAGCAGGCAAATCGCAATGCGGCTCAGCAGCTAGCGGACATTCAGTACGCTCAGGCCACTGACCAGACCGCCACTCCTGTGGCTCGGGCTGCCGCTCTCGCACGGTACAACGCGTTGCGGCAGTGGACGGGAGATGGAACGGCAATTGAGGGTGGCATTGTCAAGAACTCACGGACGAATCAGCCAGAGATTGGCACGATTGCTCAGCAGGGGTTGACACCGGAACAGGCCGCTAGCCTTAAGATTCAAGAAAGCTCGCCGGTCGATACGGGTGCACCCGCGCGCGAGCCGCTTTCGACCTGGGCCGCTCAGCATAATATCAAGTTGCCTTCGACTGCGGTCGGAGCATCTGGAACTGGAACGGGTGCCGCTCCATCGACACCAGCGCGCGCTGCACCGGAAACATCTACGCCGTCTAGCTCAGCGCCCAGTATCGACTTCAGTACCGCGCCAAAGGCTCCCGCGTGGGCAAATAATCCGAGCGTCGTGGCGCCGTCCGGGCAAGACCCAAAAGCATATGCTGCGGCTGAAAACGAACTCATAGCCGAATCGGCTGGAGTGCAGCGGACGCAGCAAGACGTTATCAATACCAATCGGATGCTACACGAGCTAGCTAATTCCAAGACAGGTCCGGGCATCGCTGAGATGTCTGCGGTTCAGACTGCATTGGGCAATATGACTGGTTCGCAGTTTGTCTCCATGCTCGACAACAATCCGAGCGCGTACGCGATGTTGCAAAAGGGTCTCGGGCAACAGGCGCTTAGTGATCGCATTGAGGAACAGCGTACTTCAGGGGCAAGCGTCCGCATGGGGGCCCAAGCCGATAACCTGATCCTGCACTACCTTTCGGCTAGCCCTGAGATGCCAAAGGCGGCAGTAGCGGGAATCCTGAACTGGAAACTACAGCAAGATCAGTGGGAGTTAGGACGCCAGAACGCGATCCCGGCGTACCTCAAGGGCGGATACGACGCTCGCTACTTCAACAATGTCTATCCGAATGTGCGGCCGCTCTCTGGAACGCTAACGACCACTGCTCCCCCCGGCACGACAGTGGCTAGCGAAAAGCCAGATGCTGGAGGGTTCATTCCTGGGCGTCGTTATCGTGACAGGAATGGCAATACGGCCGTATATGTAGGAAACGGAAAATGGCAATGAACTCGCCTTTGATGTGTAGATACAGGCCAATCGCCAGCACCCATGCGAGCCCCAAAACAACCTCGAATGGCAGCCAGATCAGTCGCGCTACAGCTTTAAATGTCGTGGTCTTCTTGGGCGAGCGAGATAATGCCATTTGATCCAAAAACTGCAGCCCCCATAGAGGATGGCTTCGACCCATCATCGGCCGTTCCGGTTGCTGATGCAAGAGGTGCGTCAAATGGCGCCCGTTCAGACTCATCCTCCGAACCGCAAGACTTTGATCCGGTTGCCTTTCGTGACGCCATGTTCAATCAGGAGGCGTCTCACGTCTCTACTCCCGTCAAGCTGCTGGCTGGCGTGGGCCAAGGGCTTGCCGATACGACACGTGGAATCTATCAATTGGGGGCCTCCCTGGGACATGCCATGGGTCTCGTTTCAGATGAAAAAATGGCTCAAATTCAGCAAAACGTCGATTATCAGCATGAAGCTGAGCAGCCGCTAACGCGTACAACAGCAGGCAAGATCGGCGATGTCGTGGGGACAGCCATACCGGCACTGGCGATGCCCGAGGCTGGAATCCTCGGCAGTGCCGCAGAAGGAGCAGGCATAGGTGCTATTCAGCCGGTCCCGACTGGCCAATCTCGCGCCCAAAACGTGGTTACTGGGGCGGCTGGAGGCGCCGGAGGAGCTACTGCTGGGAAACTCATTGGCGGTGTATTGGGAGGTTTTGGAGGCTCTGGTGGGCGGCAGGCCGCAGTGGATCTGCTCGATAAGGAAGGTGTTCCCGTAAGTGTCGCGCAGGCCACCGGATCTAAGCTGGCGCAAACAATTGAGCGTGCTTCTGGCATTACGAGCGGCGCGCCTGCAGATTTCGCAGCCGAGCAAGGGGCTGCTTTCAACAGGGCGGTCCTGCGGCGTATCGGTGTGACGAATCCCGAGGTGACAGCAGCGACGCCTGATGTTCTAGGTCCCGCAAAAGATGCCATTACAAGCACTATGGATGCCGTGGCCGCGAGAACAAAGCCGACAGTGGATAATATCTTCCTGAGTAATCTTGCGCAGGTTGAACAAGACGCCACGAGACAATTGCCGGCGAGCGATATTGGTCCAATCACTAAGAACATAAATGACATTCTAGAAAACGCCGCACAGAACAACGGGGCGTTGGATGGGACCTTCGTTCGTAAATTGAACTCTAACCTAGGAGCGCTTTCACGCAATCCATCCACTGCGCCCATCGCATCTGATCTACAAGAGGCTGTCAACGATGCGGTGCATAGGTATGCAACGCCCGGCGATGCGGAATTGCTGAACACTGCTCGCAGACAGTTCCGCGCCTTGAAGCAAATCGAGCCGGCAGTCGACCCAGCGACCGGAAACATCAGCGTACCGAAGCTGATGACTTCGCTCAATTCAAAGGGCTTTGGTGGTCGCAATCAGACTCTCTACGGCAGAGGCGACCAGAGCCTCATCGATCTCGCAAAAGCGGCGAAATCCGTCATTCCTGACAATCTCGGGAATAGTGGTACCGCGGAACGGGCGTTGCCCCTTGCGACCGCTCTTGAAGTGGCCGCTTCTGGCGAGCCAGTTAAGGCTGCATTGAAGGCAGGCATCGGGACTGTCGGGCTGAACGCGGCTGGAAAAGCAATGCGCAGTCAAGGGGTGATTGGCAGCTTCTTGAAGTCTGGCATCCCTGGTGCCCGCGCCACTGTTCCAGCAATCTCCAAAGCTGCAGCGCCGATCGGAATCGGTGCTGCCGAATCTCAACCGCACGATACTACGCGCCAATACGCCAAGGGCGGCAAGGTAGACCATGAAGTCTTGGTCTCGCGTCTGATGGATCGCTGGCATGCAGCAAGAAAGGCGGCGAACAAGACGACTGAGCCGCTGCTGCAGTTCCCCGATGAGACGATCGCCAAGGCGCTCGAGATCGCAGGGAGACCTGCTGCATGACCGCCACTTACGATCTATGCATCCAGCAAAACGCTACCTTCAGTCGCATCTTCGTCTGGACGGCCTATGCCACTGGTCCGAATACCGCGGGCGCTCAGCCACAGCCGGTTGACCTCACTGGTTTCACGGCCGCGATGCAGATTCGCGCTTATCCACTCGCCTCTGCTGTGCTCTACGACGCCAGCTCCAATATCACCCTTGGCGGCAACGCCGGAACGATCTCTTTGGAGATACCAGCGGCAACTACGGCAGGTTTCACCTGGTGGGCGGCTGTATATGATCTGTTGCTTACCGACCCCTCAGGGAGTGTAACTAGATTCTTAAACGGATCAGTGACCGTATCTCCAGGGGTTACGACTTGAAGTCGGAGTGATAGAGATGCCTTTGCTCGAAAATGGAGTTGAAATTGTGAAAGCGCTGCTGCCACCGAAAGACGCCAATGACGAGGCGGCGCAGAACCGTTGGCGCTGGACCATCTTCTCCGCCATCACAGCTCTCGGCGTAGCACTTACCGCCCATATCTTGCTTGCCTGCGGACTTGTCCCAGTGATCTACCCCGGATTCGCGCTTGCAAGCGATACGACCGAAATTCACCATCAGATCAACGTCATCGAAACAATCTCGATCAGCAATGAGATTCTCGAGGAGTCGAGCAAGGTCTGCCATGACACCGCTGCTGATCAGCGCTTGAAACTCAATGAGTACATAGCGAAATTGCAGGGCGAATATAACGTGATAAATCACCAGTATTTGCCCGTACCGGAGTGTAGCGCGCAATGAACGTTGGGCTTGACTAGCCTTCTCATTAGCGCAAGATGCTCGTATAGGACCCGCTAGGTGCGGGTTCTGATGATTTTCTAGGTCCCGCATTCCCCGGCGGATATGCAGACCTCCAATTGATTTTGGAGTGCTCTGCATGAGCAAGATATTCATCCTGAAGCGGCTCGCGTGCGCTTTAGCCCTCATTGGCTTTTGCGGAATCGCCTCTGCGCAGACAGCCTTTCAGACTTGCGCCTTCAGCGACCCAACGCACTGCTATGGGATCGGACCGGGGACATCAGGACAGGTATACATATCGCAGGGACCGGCCGCGTACCCAGCATTTGGTCAGCTTGACCTAAGTATTGGTGTCAAGAACATTCTGCCGAGCGCCAATGGCGGTACCGGACTGTCATCGCTTACCCCGAGCGACTGCCTCGCAGCGAACTCAGTGGGTACGGCGTTTACCTTCGTGCCATGTGGCAGCGGGGGAATGGTTTACCCAGGAGCAGGAATCGGTGTTTCAACGGGATCGGCGTGGACCACCAGCATCAGTGCGCTCTCTGGTTTGAATTCGTTTCTTGGAATAACGCTGCCATCGGTGAGCGGCAGTCCGACTACGGGACACCTCGTCTACTGGCAGACTGGCGGCACTAATCCCGTTCTTGGAGATCTAAACTTCACCGGTTCCGGCAACGCGGTTCTCGCCAACAGTCCGACGTTGATCACGCCGAATATTGGCGCGGCCATTGCATCTGGACTCACGTTCTCCGGTATCACGGGCTCTACGCAGTGCCTGCACGTCAATAGCTCGGGCGCTGTTTCCGGGACTGGCTCGGATTGTGGCTCAGGCAGCGGAGGTACTCCCGGGGGAGCGACCAGTAACATCCAGTACAACAACGCCGGCGCGTTCGCCGGATCAGCTAATTTTACCTTTGATGGGGCCCATACGGTTACTCTAGGAGATGGAACCGCGGCTGTTGTTACCTCGCCTATCGGTATTAACTTTAATGTGCAAAGCGCATCGTCTTCAGCGACAACCGGAAATGGAGGAATTCTAACGGTAGCTGGTGGATCGATTTCAAATTCAAGCAACGGTGGCAATGCAGGAACCGTCGTAATAGCAGGCGGTGGAGCAGCTGGCTCCGGCTTCGCTGGTGGTATAAACCTATGGGCAGGTTCGGATTCAAACGGTCTATCTGGAAGCGGAGGAAACATACAGCTGTCAGCAGGCAGTGGAGCAACTAAAGGAACTATAAACTTCCTCCTCCCAGGACAAGGATCGATTGTCACAAAAATGGGAACAGACGGTGGCTGGACTTTTGGCAGCCCAACCGGAGGAGACGAGGGCGTAGGCACCATAAACGTAGCTTCCGGTCTATACCTCAATGGCGCTCTGGCTCCGGTAATTTCAGGATCGATCACCACGGGTCACTGCGTGGAGTGGGCATCGGCCACGACGCTACAGGACGCTGGCGCAATCTGCGGCTCAGGTGGGTCTGGCATTACGCAGCTCACGGGCGACGTAACCGCTGGTCCTGGGAGCGGATCACAAGTGGCCACTCTCGCCGCAAGTGGGGTTACCGCTGGCAACTATACGAACCCCAGTATCACCGTAGATGCTAAGGGCCGCATTACTGCCGCAGCGAATGGTTCTGGAGGGGGCACCGTCACGGACGGGGCGGGCACGACGACCGCCAATGAGCTTGCGGTGTCGACCACGACGGCGCACGCCCTCGGGTATTCGGCGACGCTGCCCACGGCGGCTGAGCCGGCGCATACAGGAGACGTGACCAATACTGCCGGCTCTCTGGCAATGACGGTCGGCAAGATCAACGGCGGCACCGTTCCGGCAAGCGCAACCTTGCTCGGCACGAATAGCTCGAGTCAGCCTGTCGCCGCGACGGCTGCGAATGTTCTGGCACTCATCAACAGCCAGACCTGCAACGCTCAGACCGGCACGACCTACACCTTCGTCATCGGGGATGCGAATGGTTGCATCACAGGCAGCAATGCCTCGGCGCAGACCTATACCGTGCCGCCCAATTCGAGTGTGGCGTACTCGACCGGTACGACGCTGACGTTGGTCCAGCTCGGCGCCGGTATTATCACCTTAGGTCCCGGAAGCGGTGTCACGCTGCAATCGCTCAAGTACGGGAGTTCCACGAGTCAGACCTACGCGATGGCCGGCGCCTATGACTGCCTGAGCTTGCAGAAGACGGCGACGGATACCTGGTTCGTCTCGGGCTGCGCCTACAATCCTGGCGGCGGCTCCGGTACGGTCACAAGCGTTGGGTTGTCGGCACCGTCTGTATTTAGCGTCAGCGGTACCCCTGTCACAGGCTCCGGCACGCTGGCGCTAACCTTCGCCACGGGCCAGACGGCGAACGAGTTCCTTGCCACCCCCAATGGCGCCTCGGGAGCGCTGGGGCTGCGGGCAATCGTTGCGGCCGATCTTCCTGGCAGTATCACATCGAACACGTCAGGCACGTCGGCGAACATCACCGGCACGTCGAATTCCACGCTGACGACGCTCTCAGCGCTGACGAGCGCGAATGGATCAACCGTCCCGGCTACCGCTGGTACGTTGGTCGGCTCCTCGGGCACCTTCACACTGAATGATTGCCTTGAGGTTGGCGCGACGAGCCCGCTCAAAATCATCGACACCGGCGCGGCATGCGGCTCGGGCGGCGGCGGAAGTGCTTTCAGCGCTCTGACCTCGGGCACCAACGCCACGGCCGCTATGACCGTGGGCACTGGCGCAAGTCTTGCGGCGAGCGGCACTGGCTCGATTGCCGCGACATCCCTGACCGCGCTCTCGGGCCTGCCGTCTCAAGCGGCCGACACGATCGTGGCAAACGCGACCGGCTCTTCAGCGAGTCCAACCGCAGTGTCGATCTCGGCATTCCAGATGGCGCTGCTTCAGGCCAACACGAAGTTCACCGTCGCCGGCACGGGTTGCACCCCGGGCACCACGACGGGTGGCCCCACAGCCGGCACGGTCACGCTCGCCACAGGCCCCTGCACGTCGATCGTGATCACCATGAACGGCGCGACGGGCCTGACTGCCCCCAACGGCTGGCACTGCAATGTGGAGGACAAGACGCTGCAGGCGGCGGGGACGTGGTTTGGCGAATGGGGCGAGTCATCGAGCACCACGACAACGGCGACCATTGCCGTGCCGGCCGCTGCCGCCGCAACGGACGTGCTCTCCTTCAACTGCTCGGGGTACTGAATGCATCGCCGGGACTTCATCGGCTCGCTGATCGCCGCCGCAGTGAGCGCTGCTGCGCGGGCCAATATCGGCGGCTTGCGCGGTGTGGGTCGTTTGGGCTCGATTGGCGGCAGCGCTCCAACAGATAACTTCGCCGTCCGGGCAGGCGCGCCGATGGTCGTATGGGCGCACAACTTCGAGAGCGCAAGCGAGGTAAATCAATGGCGATGGGTTGGCGGTCAAATGTCGCCAAACCCATCAGGCAGCCAGGCGCAGTGGGCCTCCGATTCTACTGGGAACTTCCTGCGCATTACGGTCCCGACAGGCGGAAATACTTCAGATGGCTGGATCAGGCCCATGGGGGCATTCGCGGCAGGTCAACCAGTTGGAACCTCCGGAGGCAATGGCAACGGACTCACGACCGATGATCCTGCCGCGAACGGCACCGTGCGCAAGGTCGTATGGAATTCCTCCAACACAGCGGAAGCATACAACTATCGACAATCGTACTTCACCAACCCGGTAATCCAAGTGGCATACCCCTACTGGCCATCAATAGGGGATACCGGTGTTTATGACGGAACTGAGTTCTGGCTCCAGGTCAAGGTTCGGATCTCCTCAAGTCGATGGAATACAGGCAATCCGGGCGGTAAGCTCATTTTTGTCGATGTCACGGCGCAACTCTCCGACCTTCAAGAGGTCGTTGTCCGCTCCGTGAATAATACCGGCTCTGGTACGGTCGTTGGATATGACTTTTATCAGACTAACCCTCTTCTCATGTATACAAGCCGAGGAAGTTATAACAACTCGACAATTGATGCTACGCAGGGTGGTGGTGACGGCGCATTCTCTTCCGGAACCTCCCTTGAGCCCGGCGGCCCTTACGCCACAAGCTGCACATATGGCGGCGCGGATACGGCTGGTAACTGCTGGGAGTTTCCTTCCGGAGAATGGACAACGCTTCTTTTCCACATGATTCCAGGACAGGATACCTCCAGCTATACAGGAACTCCGCCGGCGGGTAATACTTCGGGATGGCCATTTCACGACACAACGATTGAAGTGTGGAAATGTGATGTCGGAGACGTGGGATATACGAAAATCTTCGAGCAATTTTCGCTCGCCTGGTTCTATGACACAGCCCCGCAGTCCGGGACCAACGGGCCTACGGGGCAATGGCATGCCCCAGCATTTAACGAGGTCTCTTTCAGTGCCTACATGAACGGCGTCAACTCTTCCATCGGATGGACGCAGGATTTCTCCGAGGCAATTTTTTCGAAGGACTATATCGCGCCGCCAGGGCAGACCGCACCGACCTGGTGGACCTCTGCTACAGACGGTCAATGGACAGCTATTGCCGGTGGTGGCGGTTTCGGATCGAATTATCAAAATGGCAACCGACTGAGTGATGTCGCGCCATCTCCGCCCGTAACAGATTCCGGCACAGGGCAGTCTTCGATCATCGAGACATGGTCCGGTGGCACTGTTGATTACGTAAACGCTCGATATTTTCTGGTGGCTAACGGCGGCCATGGGGATTACGCCGGTAATGAAGGCTACGTCCTCAATCTTAGGACTGCGACCCCCTCGTGGCAGCGCTTCATAGATCCTACGCCTAACGGGTCCATTACCTATAATGATTCCCCAGGTGCTTCATTCGCAAAGAATTCGGATGGACGCGCTCGTTCGATGCATACCTCGGCGTTTCAGTGCTACGGGGATTACCAGATTTGGTACCCATACTGCAACTCCTACAGTTCTCCATCTGGCGGTTCTACCCCATATGTAGCTTCGTTCAATACTCTTAACTCAGGAGTCGCGGCGGCGCTTGCCGACAATACGACTCTCGCTTGGGATGGAACGGTCGGACCGTGGCAGTTCTGGGGCATCATACCGGGAAACTCAGGCATCGATGGAGATGGCTCTACGGGCGCCGCATCCTTTGGGTGCTCTTGCTTCGACCGTTGGGGACATCGTGTCTACGGCTTCGGCGGCCTCGGATTTGACCGCACTAATACCTACGTCTGGTATATCAACACGCTGGGTGATGCCGCCGGGACAGGAAATTCGTACCTGCTTAATAGCGGAAACCCTTATGCAGACTTCCGTTGGGCCGTCTGCGTCTTTGATCTTCGTATCATCGTAGCAGCTGATGGCTCGAACGGACGACTTGTCGTGTTCGACTTAAACAATGTTGGAGGCTCCGGCTGGTATACGGTACCGACTGTGTCAGGGACAGGCTATTACGGAGGCGGAGTTAGCGGTCCGTTCCCTGGAGCATTCTATATTCCCAAGACTCGGCAGATTGCTGTCGGAGATCCGCCAAATATCGGGAACAAGGTTTACGCTCTTAACGTGCCGACGACTGCGGACGCGTATGGACGCACGATCTACAATCCGTCCGGCGTCTGGACATGGACAAATTCCACTCCCGGGGGCGTCACGCTTACATTTCCGAACGACACAAAGCCGTATAACCGCTTCAACGGCATCGAAGATATGGGAGATGGTAGGAGCGCGCTCGTCTATGTTGGTGGCGTGAATGCGCCGACCTATGTATACAAGATTCCTGCGGCGGGCCTATGAAACGAGTAGCAACTATTTTCGCTGCGATCATCCTGTGCGTGTCTGCCACGTCATCATGGGCAGCTATCTCCTTAGTGCAGAAGCTCCCTTCTATTGTCATATCCGGAAACGTCACTTCGGCACAATCCGCAGCGCTGACTGCAAATCCTACTATCGGGAACACGCTAACCGTTACTGGAGCGACTTTCAGCGTTTCCAGTGTTAGCGCGGTTACGGTTTCAGACACCGCGGGAAACACTTGGACAGTTGATGAGTTTAGACAATTCAATCCAACCGCTGGAAACTTCATACAAAGCTTCATCGCCCGGGCTCCGATTACGGTTACTGGGTCCAGTTTCAAGATTACGGTATCGACCGGCATCGCCAATTCCCAAATATCATTTCAAGTAAGTGAGTGGAGCGGCGGTGCGTTGACCTTGGATAATAGCGCGTCAAATGACGAGGGTCAGGGCACGACCGCAACGGGGGTGTTAGGAAGTGCCTTAAGCACGAGTGGAGAACTTCTGCTCGGTTCTTTTGCGGCAGGCGGCTCGAAAACGTCTATGGGAGTATCCACGCCGGCTGCGATTACCGGACCTGCGCTGACGACGGCCGCGACTTCCTTGGGCGTAAGTCAGGACGATTCGACAATCATCGGCGCGGAATATACCTACGCAATTGCTTCTTCAACCAGCGCGCCGACATTCACGTGGACATACACGTCAGATACAGGGGGCTCGTTTGTGTCCTACGTGGGCACCATCGCCACCTACAAGGCTAGCGGTGGCGGGAGTTCCTGCACGAATTCAGGCATTACCTCATCAGGCACCATCGCGGTACCCAATGGGACGAGTGGCTCATATCAGGGGAAGAGTGGAGCGTTCGTGACGCCCGACTGCGGGTCGGTGCAGTACAAACAGCCGGCCGTTGGTAACTTTGGCGTCAACTGACAGCTCGCCAGCATCCTCTGCCCAACCAAACCTAGGCCATAGTCTCGCGCGCAGAATCGAAGCAGCGCTCGGCCTGGAGAGGGGCTGGATGGACAAAGAACATGTACAGGGGACGGCCCACGCGGCCGGCAATCAGGGGCTGTCATCGCGCACGCTTGAGCTTGCCCGCCGGATCGACACGTTGCCGCAGTCGGCTCAGGATCACATCGAGCGCATGGTTGAGTCGATCGCAGGCCTTGTGAGTGATGACCATCCTCCAAGACCGCGGGGACGGCGCCGGCGGTCCGGATGAGTTACCAGAGCTACGTTTTCTCAAGAGGTATGCGTTGGTAATAGGGAATTGAGGCTGC